TGGTGTGTGGATTATAATGCTCCTCATCTTTTTCTACATACAGATATGACCCACCGATTTCTGGATATGTCACCGGATCTACCGCTTCCAAGGTTCCATATACGAATGCATTTCCAACAGAGGTGTCCATTCCATACTGAAACTGTTCAGCATCTGTGATTTGCAATGCTGAATAATACTCAGAATTTTTTTGCACTTGATAGGCGTCAATCCTACCGACGATTACAAATCCTATAAGAATCATGATTGCGATAATCGTAACGCTTGCCAAAATCTCACGTTTGGTTATTTCCATAAGCTACCCTAAATATCTCCAATGTGTTGGTTCATAATAAACATACATACTGCCATCTGGTACAAACCATAATTTCCCTTGTCGGAAAAGTATTTGAACATTACGGTCGCCTAATCTATCATGAATTTTCGTTTCCAAAGGCACATTTTCAGGTGGAGTTTGAAATTTCGTTGTCATCCATTCCATATGTTTCTCCTTCACTTATCAAATAAATTAGTCGGTGCGTCTACCGGAGCGCCATAATCAAGCCGCTCATACTCATGCATCTCATATCCGGTCCAACTAAGAAAAACTCTGGCTGGAAAACCCTTCACATATTGCTTGTACGCTCCGACCTGCTTGTTATATGCAGATCGATACTGGGCAATTAGATTTTCTGTTGTTGCCAGTTCGGTCATCAACTGTTTGTAATTTTCATTACTCTTCA